ATGCGGTAACATCCTGGGAAAATATCCTCTACGCGTCGTACTCGGACATTGAGAGGAAGATATTGAGGGATACCCCGGACACGACGGGGCAGCTGGCCATTATAGCCCTGGACTATGCAGATGTTAACGACTTTGCTTCGTGCGGAGTCTTAACAAAAGCAGGGGATACTTTTATCTGGCGGCAGAAAACATGGATTTGTTCACATTCCAAATACCTGAAGGGCATAAAATTTCCGCTGGAAAACAAAGGATCTCCGGGATTTGACGATTTCGAGATTGTGGACACGCCGACGATACCGATTCAGGACATCGTAAGGCACGTCCTGGAGCTTATGGGCCGGTACGTCGTCGTAAAGATAACAATGGACACATACAGATACCATCTCTTCCAGGAGCTGTTCGCACAGGTGGGGCTTATACCTGAAGACAAGCAGCATCCGGACGGAATAATCCGGCTGGTGAGGCGGATCGGATCCGCATGCGGGATCGTGGCGCCGGATATAGAGAGGCAGTTTGCTCTGCACAATATTGACTTCGGTAATTCAGCTATAATGCGCTGGTACACGAACAACACCGCGACAGAAACGGATAAATTTGGGAATCAGCTTTTCATAAAGATCAACCCGGAAAGAAGAAAAAACGATGGATTTATGGCTTTTGTGGTCGGATTCTTTTCGGCCGGCCTGCTTAAGGAGCATGTAGTTTATGTTTGAATGGATTTTCAGAAAAAAAGACGGAAGTATCCAGAATATCCTGGACATCATCACCGCCGAACTGAACAAGGTGCAGCTGGCCAGGCTGGCTGAGGAAAAGGCCCAGAACATGATTGCCAACGCCATCGCCAGATCTCCCATTGTATTGAAAGACGCTGAGGGAATCAGGAAAAACGTGTGGGATTACCGGCTGAACGTGAGGCCGAATCCAAATCAGAGTGCGACTCAATTCTGGTACAACGTCTATAAAGACTACCTGAAAACAGGAGAGTCCCTGGTGGTGATGGTCGGAGACCGCTTTTACAGGGCGAAGACATGGGAATGCTCCAATTACGTGATGTTCGGGAAGACTTACAGGAATGTGACGATCACTGACGGCGTGGATGAAACACGGCTGGATATGATCTTTCCGGCCGATAAGGTGATGCGATTCGCTATAAACGAATCACGGCAGCGGTCGAGACTGATCAGAGCGGTCCTGGAGTCCTACAACCAGGTATTCGAGGCAGTAAGCACAATGGTGCAGCTGTCCGCCTCACCGACTTTCAAATTCAAAACAGGTGCGACGACCACATTCAAGGATAAGGCTACCGGAAAAATACTCACGATAGACCTCGTCATCGAGAGAATGACAGAGAAGCTGAAGGAATCCGGGATCAAGATCATACCGGAGAATGACGGGACTTCGCTGGAATACATGGAGTACAAATCGACGATCACGGCCGAACACATGAAAAAGCTCAAAGACGACATCAATGAGCTGGCGGCCCTGTCTTATGACATTCCGCTGACGGTGTTCAATGGAACGGTTACAGAAAAGTCGGATGCTGTATCAGATTTTGTCACGTTCGCCTGCATGCCGATCGTGAGGATGGCACAGGATGTAATGAACGGCATCCTGGTAGGAGAAAAGGACTATCTGAAAGGCGAGAGAATTACGGTCCAGATTGCCGGCTTCATGTACATAAATCTCTTCAAGAATGCCCAGGCGGCGTCGGCCCTGCGCTCCATCGGCATTACACTGGATGAAATCCTGGAGATGGCAGGATATCCGGCCATCAATTCGGAATTCAGCACAACAAGGGCCCTGACATTGAATTATGCCGCGGAAGGCAAGGAGGAAGGAGGCGGCGACGGCCCCTCTGATGATTCTGCTGATGAGCCGCGTAAGAGTAACAGCAAACAGAGCAAACACGCGGAAAGGAGGAAAAAGCGGTATGCCGAGACCTAAGTATTATCAGCTCGTAGAGCAGGGAGACACGGCAGATCTGTACATTTTTGGCCGGATCAGTCAGTACACCTATAACGAGAAGAACAAAGATGGGTACTCGATCGTCAAGGAGCTGCAGGACGTGAAAGCGGAAAACATCACGATACACATCAACAGCCCCGGAGGAGATGCGTTCGAGGGTTTAGCGATCTACAACGTGCTGAAGAATTCCGGCAAAAAGGTAACAACGATCTGCGAGGCACTGGCCGCCTCTGCGGCATCACTTGTTTTTTGCGCCGGCGCAAAAAGGATCATGCGGAGCGGTTCGATCATGATGATCCACAACGTATGGACCGTAGCTGCCGGAGATGCCAACGCGCTCAGGAAAGAAGCCGAAGATCTGGACACCATCACGAGCGCGTCTGTAGCGGTCTACAAAGCCACAGCATCCATTACGGAAAAAGAAATCCGTGAAAAGATGGATAAAGAGACCTGGATGACTGCGGAGGAAGCCAAAAAAATCGGCCTGGCGACAGAAGTCGATGCGGTTGATGACGAAGATGTGTCGCAGGATGCAATGGAAATGATCACGTCAAAGCTGCTGGCAGAGCCCGGCCACGAAGGACCTGCGGCCGTCACGTTCAGCGATGACGATATCGAAAAGCTGGCCGGCGCTGTGGCAGGAAAGCTGGCAGAAAAGAAAGAAGAAAAGGCACCCACCGACGAACACGGATGGGCCGCCTTTTTTGGTTAATCACAAAGAAAAGGAGATCAAAAAATCATGAGAATTGATTCCAACAACATTCCCAAAGAGAAAATGCAGGAGCTGGTTGATAAGATCAACGCGGCAGCGGACAAGGGTGCCGCAATCGTAGAAGCAACGGCTGAGCTTTGCGCTATGCAGGACAACAGCCTGGTGGAGCAGATCGTCCAGGAAGCAGCAAGAGCCAGGAGCGATGAGTCTTACAGGGAGAGCCTGGGCCTTCGTCAGCTGAGCAAAGAGGAGACTGAATTCTTCCAGCGCATCAAAGACGGCCCCGAAGCCTACAAGCAGGCTGTCACTGCAGACCAGAAGGATATTCTTCCGATCCAGACCATCGACAGGACGATGGAAGACGTCAAGAAGAGCTCCGGCCTGCTTTCCTCCGGCGCTATCCTCTACGCACCGGCAGGCGTTAAGAGATGGATTACAGCCTCCGCCACTGGCGTGGCTGTATGGGGACCCCTTACGGCCGAAATCGAAGGCGAGATCAGCGCAGCAATTGACACATTCGACACGGAAGTCAATAAGCTGATGGCATTCATCCCTATCCCCAAGGCCATCAGAGATCTGGAGATCGGTTATGTTGAAAAATACCTCCGTGCCAAGCTGGCAGAAGCTATGGAGGATGGCATGACAAAGGGCTATCTGTACGGCACCGGCAAGAATGAGCCCATCGGCATCGCTAAGAAGCTGGATGTATCCAACCAGGACGGCACCAAGGCGAACAAGACAAAGGTGACAGATCTGGAAGGCTTCTCTCCCAAGCAGATCGCGCCCATCAAGGTCACACTTTGCAACAATGGTAAGAGAAAGATCCCTAAGCTGATCCTGATCTGCAATCCTCTGGACAGATACCAGTATGTCGATCCGGCGATCTATGGCGATACTCCTGCGGGTGGTTACGTCAGAAGAGACTTCCTCAACATGGACATCTATGAAGACACCAACGTGACGACAGGCGACGGTTTCCTGACGATTCCCGGACATTACACGATGGGCCTCAGAAACGTGCGCGTAAATGAATACAAAGAGACAAAAGCCATGGAGGACGTGGATGTCCTGATCGCCAAGGCATACGCCAATGGCCAGGCAGATGACGACAATGTCGCCGTAGTGTTCGACATCACAAAGCTCAAAGAATATGTTCCTACATTCCAGCAGATTGCAGCTGCAGCTGAAGCCGCAACCACTGAGGGAGAGGAAGGAAACCACTGATCTGATCGGAGGGCGGAATGGAAGAAGCATTAATTTTTGACCTTACGGATGAGGTCATAGAGGATTATCAGATCCCGCCCTATATTCGCGAAACCACCGTTCAGCGGGCCGTCAAAGAATCGGCGGCCCGCATAGGCTCGCTGGCAGAGAATGTCAATTTTGAGAAGGATCTGACGGCGAGAGAACGGCTTAAAGCACCGGTATATTACTCGCTCAGCCACATTCTGGACGAGT